ATAAATTCTGTTATTATGTACAAATATTTTAAATAATTATTTCCACACAACATTATTTAATGTTTTTGTAGCGTTCTTTAGCCACTTTTCTTCCTGAGAATCAGCAACATACAAGATTATAATTTTTCCTACTTTATTTTCTTGAAATCTTACTAATCGTCCTACACGCTGTATCATAGACAAACCTTTGCTTGTAATACCGCAAATTATACCCATGTTTGCATTAGGAACGTCAAATCCTTGGTTAAGAGCTTTTGTTGAACAAAGCACATTTATATCCCCTGTTTTAAATAATTCAAGGGCTACATCTCTTTGTTTTTTAGTCTTTTTAGAGTGATAAGCCATTGCATATGGAGCTATAGAATCACATAGTTGATCTGTAAAATCATTTGCACCACCAAATACTAATATTTTTTTATCTGTATTCTTATAATAAATACTCTGAAACTTTTTTATTTTATTGTGTGCGTAATCTATAACAGTCTTACGATCTCTAATAGCTTTATAAAACAATATTGCAGCTTTTTTCTCTGCTCCGCTAGCGTCTTTAGTTCTCATTATTCTTTGTGCCTCATCAAATGCATTAAATTGTCCCAATTGATATTTACAATAAACAAAAGAATTATTTGCTTTTTTGTAATCAGCTTGTTCTTGCTTAGTTAATTTAACCGGTATACAAGTAATTTGATAAGGACTTACAAACCCTAATTTTACACACTTATCTAATGTAATTTTATATGCTGTTGGTGCCATTTTAGAGAGTATGTCTTTGTATTCTACCTCTTCTGGAAGAGTTGCAGTCATACACAATAGCATTTTAGAAGCATTATTCTCAAAGAATTTACGATACTCTGGAGACAAACCTAAATGTATCTCGTCACATACAACTATAGTATAACTTTTACTCTTTAGTTTATATGCACTTTGATAACAAAGTATTTCTACATTATCTGTAGACACTCCCCATTTTTCAAATTCTTCTACAAATTGTTGTTGTAGTTGTACAGTAGGAACAAGTATCAAAGCATTTCCTCCATCTTTAAGTGCGTATTCTACTGCTAACACACCACATCTAGATTTACCAAAGCCTGTACCTGCAATTATAGAACCAATAAAGTTTTGTCCTGCCCATGCATTTAAGGCAGCCTTTTGTTCTTTATCTCTTACTGCATTTATTTTACTCATAATGTCTTCCATAAGGTAACTGTTCTATTAGTTTCTTTATCTTTAAATGTTCCGCTAGCCATAACTCTCCCCATATTTACAAGTTCAGTTACTCTACCTGTCACTCTATTAATATCCCATCCTAAATGTTTAGCTATATTTCTGTTAGTAGCAGGACTAAGATATTGTATCACTGAGTAAACAGTTTTTTGTTTTGATCCCAAGGTACTTGAGAGTTTTTTTAGAGACTCTACTTGAGTCTGTCTTATTTTTTTCATTTGGTTTTATATTTTTATAATTATTAGTTTTTAAATACTTAGTGTATCCAACATTAGATTTATGATTTAATTGATATTGAGACATATCATTAAAATACAAAGGGTTATATGCATTTCCATTACACCCAAGTTCTTCAGGAGGTGTTAATTGAAAGTTTTTTGTATATGTATTTTTATATTCTATTTTACCACTGTATTTAAAATAAAAATCAAACTCTAGTGTATTTTGATTATATAACTCTTTTAAATATTTCTTTTGTTTATAGTCTGCTATAAACGCTTTTGTATCTTCATTCATATCTATTATATTTTATTTTAGTTTACCACGGGGCAGCCAAGAGTATTAACCTGGTTGTAGATTAGTCCCTACTTCGTGTAGTTATAATCTTTTATGTCTGCCCCGCCGTAATTACTTGTGTGAATATGAGTGAGGCAAAACATTTAATATTAAGGACGCTCTTATACATCCGGTTAGGTTAGGGCCCCACTCATAATTATTTTTCCCAGCAGTTACTAACTGTTACCTCTGCTTTCAACAAACCATTTGTTACTATTTGATTTGCAGCTAGCTCCATCAATTCTTGCATCTTAACTGTCCACGTATCTATATAATCATTCTTACATATAGTATCTATCTGATCATGCACTGTCATTACTAGTTTTACAGGACAATCAGTTATTTTTATATAGTCTCGCATTAATATAAGTGCAAGTTTAGTCATATCTGCAGATGCACCTTGTATAGGCGTATTCTTACTAGCACGCTCGATGCTACCAAGTTCCATCATAGATGACTTATTGATCCAAATCTTTGGATACCAGTTACTAAACCATCGCTTCCTATTATAAGGAGGAAATGTTTTAATGTATCCAAATTTTTTACCAAAATTACCTAGTTTATCTAAGAACCCTTTAATTGATGGGAAAGCTTCAAAATACTTTTCAATAAGAATTTTAGCATCATCGATACTAATATTAAGGGTATCAGCAAGCTTATTAGGCCCCATACCATAAGCAAGACCAAAATTGATTGTTTTAACATTTGTTCTTAGTTTTTTATGTGAAGGACAATTACACTTTTGTTTTTTACTCATGTAAAGGCAATTCTCTTCAGCTACGTTAATCCATTCCTTCCCATAAACTAGTTCTGCACATGTTGAGTGTAAATCTTGTTCTTGTTCTAATGCTTTTAGCCATACAGGATCTTTAGAACCAAATGCAATTACATTTAATTCTTGTGAACTGTAGTCAGAACTTACAAAACTCCAACCATTTGGAGCTGTAAAACAATTTCTATACACATTATCTGCAGGTATCTGTTGCATGTTAGGTTTACTACTACTAACACGACCTGTGTCTAGTATCTGATGAAAGTTTGTATGTATTTTATTATCAGCTGCTAAGTTTTTAAAGAAAGCATCACCATATGATGTACATAATTTCATAGCTTCTTTATATTTTACATACTTATCTATCAAAGGAAATTTAAATCTATATTTATACATTTGTTTACCATTAACATTGTCAAGCTTAGGAACAAGACATTGAAATACTTCTAACACCTGCTTAGGTGATGTCCATTTTATATCTATATCTCTTATCTCTTCAATTGGAGTAAACATGTCTGTTTGCACATACTTAGATACAAAGTGTTTAACTCTGTAATCATTTCTAATCATAGTATCTAGATCTTGTTCTAATTTATTAGCATTGTCAGTGTTAATAGCTTCTAACTTTGACCATTGTTCTACATCTAGTTCTAATCCATTGTATTCTATGTCTGCAAATGAGGATACTACTTTATTTTCAAGTTCAACTACATTATGTAGTTTATACTTATCTATAAGAGGTAGTTGATGCGTACGTATTTTGATAAGGTATTCTACGTCTTTTGCGCCGTACACAATTTGATCATTCTTAAATGGTTGACCTGTAAGTCCTATAAATTGATTACGCACATCTTTATTTAAATCTACATTCAAATATCTTTTGCATACATCTTTCAATCCATAGCCATACTTGTCTTTACCACAGTTAAGAACACGCTCAGTTAAGAAAGTATCATAAATACCTTCACAAGATATATTAGACCATCGTTTAATAAACTTGTAATCAAACTTTGCGTTATGAAATATTTTAGTGATTGTTTTGTCTTCTAGTAGATTACGTAAAGGCTCAATACTAACAATACGAGTGTCAATTACAAATTGATCTTCATTATCACCAATTTGAAACATGATCATCTTTTTACAAGTAAAGTCAAAACCTTCAGTCTCTGTGTCTACACCAAGTATTTCTTTGTTTTCACAATACTTAACCACATCATCAATCGTTGCCAACTGATAATGCGGAGAAGGTATCGTTTTTATTGATCCATCTACTAAATAAATCATTTTCTTACGTCTATTTTATTGTTATATATTCGTTCTGCTTCAGCTTGGTCAGCTTGCTCTTCAAGATACGAATTATATTTTACACTAGCATCTTTTAATAACTTTAATACTGCTGTTGCCCGTACCATAGTTAAAAACTTTCCATCATATGTAAACCCAGCACAATTATTAGCTAGGTTTTTATAATATGTTTCTGCATAGTCTTCTAGTCTCCCATCTTCTGCAAGACTAAATATCCATTTCATTTGTCCCATTATTGTCTATTTTTTATTTCACAAAATATAAAACCAAATATCATGCCTAAGCATAACCACAGTAATTTTACTTCTGCTATATTAATAACTATTTCCCTTGTTGTATCCATATTTAATTTCTTTTAATTAAATGATTAAGTTGTTGTCCATGTTAACAGTAACTGTTTTTATCCCTGTATTTTTATTCCCATATCTTGGTATACCAGGCTTAAATCCTGTCATCATTTCATAACCATAATCATTCGTGATTATTTTAGGTAATTTTATTTTCTTTTCAATTCTTTCTCTGATTATTTTCTTTCCTTGAAATATAATCTCTTCTTGTACCGCAGTTGTCTCTACAACTGATGGTATTTCTATATCATATCGTTTTGTCATAAACTTATTTTAAATTAAATATAAAACAAGGGAGCACTGTGCTAATTACGTGAGTTATTCTCACAAGCTTGGCTTTTCCTCCCTTATTTTATATCAATACACAGATTTGCCGTCTGTTTACATCATGCTCATTGCCTCCTTAGCAACATTAGCTGTAGTTACTGCTACTTTATCATGCGCAATAAGTGCATGACTTGGACTACTTGTAGTTAGTACCATTTTGTGTCCACTGTAAATTCTTTTAACTTCGCCAGTTGTTAAATCAGTTACAGTTAATTCTTCTTTAGTTGAAGGATTAATTTTGTGTGCACTGTTGTCTAATTGCCATTGTGTTGGCTCATGAGTTTCTACAAGTTTGATTCTGTATCTCATTCCTGTTGCTTGATGATTAGCATCAGCAATTGTAGGATTTAAAATATTCAAATCACATGCTTGTACAACTTTACCTGCTTTTGTAGTTTTAGCTGAGAATTCAGCTGCGTCAAGATTAAAAGCTGTTCCATCAGCATTTTTAATATCCATTAAAGCTAAACTTTCTGGTGTAATTCTTGTATACACATAAGTTACACTGCCTTGTTGAAATCTTGCGTCACCATAATTTAGAATAGACAATGCATCTATTTCGTCATTGTTTGCTTCTGCTTTTGGTGCACCATTACGGTCAATTCTCTCGATAAAACAAGCTTGATATGAATCATTAGCTGCTTTTTGTACATGAGATAGTAAAGTTTGGTCTAATTTTAGAGTGTTAAGACTACCACTGTTTAATTGATTTGCCATTTGTTTAATTGGTTTTAAATGGGTTAATTTAGTGATTTTAAAAAGGTATATCACCAACCTTATTTATGTAAATAAAAGACTCTTATCATACTCTTATCATCTATCAAAGTAGTAATAATAAGTAGAGTTTGTGAGTCTTTTTATGTGTTACCAGCGGTGTAACAAGGGACAAATATATTATGATATAAAACCCATCACCGCTGGATTTTATATTGTTGTTGTAGATGGACCATTACTGTTACCTTTTCCAAATGTTCCAAAGCCAGCTGGTAATCTTTCATCATGTAAATCATATACTTTCTTTTTACTAATAGGTCTAGGAGTTTTATTCTTCCTAGTTTTAGCTAACCATGTCGCTTGTAACATTTGATCACGCCATTGTTCATGCGTTCTAGTTGTTTTGCGCATCATAATTATCCCTGACATTATGCCAAAGATGTACGCACTTAAAATAGTGCATAAAAAGATTATTGTTTCCATATTTAATTATTTTTAAGGTTAGTATATAAATTAATCCCTTTCTCTAATCCTTCATTTAATATGATATTTACTACCATACTTAATTCTTCTGCTGTTAATTCTCTTTCTTTCATGTTTAGTTATTTGTTAAATTAATTTATTCGTGTCCACTCTGCATTTCTCAACTGGGCTTGTGACCAGTATTGCTGCATTAAACACGAGCAAGGGAATTATCAGTTCCAAAGTATAACCATCAGGTTTTAACACCTGCAAATCTCGATACTTACTATACATCTCCCGATATACTCTTATAATTACTAGTCCACTTGGATGTTATAATTACATTGAATAGCTCACTACAAGCTACAGCATACTACCATAAGTCAAAGGCGTGACCTCATAGATAGTTTAGTATCATACTAACAATAGATTAATTGTTTGTTGTTTATATACTTTTAATATGTCTAACTGCTAAGTTAGTGACACATGAACATTTGTTCACATGTATTCGTCTGGATGACTACATATTACTGTCTACTCTTGCTAGCACAAGTATTAGCGACAGTTCTTACTCTAAAGAGGCTTGCAAACCTCCGTTTGTTATTTCTAAAATTATAATGTGGCTTAGCCTTTCCTACTTACTCCAACGAAGGGCAACCCCGGCGCTTAACTACACATTATAATTATATTGTAAATGTATCAATAGATATTAATTTCTTAATTCTATCTTTCATTCTTATTGCTCTAAATGGACTATTTATTAATGATTGTAAATCATCATTAGTCTTTTGTAAAGCTTGTATCATTGGTAAAGGACATAAAACTATGTCAACTTTTCTATCTTCCCATAGTTTATGCCATAGAGACATAGAACTAAAAACATCATTACTTAATTCAAAATTAAGTGATATTGTTTTAAATTCAACTGCAGATTCATTGTCAACTTCAACTACAGTTTCAATGAAATTTACTTTTAATCTTTGGCTTTCATTATCATTTACTGCAGGTATTACACTCCCATCATCAAATGTAAATGGATGAGGTGAACTGAAATTAGCTACTTTTAAACCATTTGATAGTTTAGTTATTTGTCCAACTGGTGCGTTCATAGTAAGCATAGTGTTATATTGTATTAATGTTATTGATTAGATTAATTGTCAAATTGTGGTGAAAAGTGGTGAATAGAGCCTGACACACGCATTGACAAACTTACGCATAGAATAGTAAGCGTTTTTGATTGTGTGTTCGTATTTGTTTTGATTGTGCTAGAAAAAAAGGGACAAAGTCCCTTAAATTACCACTCTAAATACAACTGAGGCTCACCGTCAGAGTATTCATATCTATCGCCGTTTTCTTTGAAACGAAAGACAGGACGAGGATTAGCTGGTAACTTAAACTCTTTACCAGCTTCAAAATCTTTGAAAAAGTCACTATTCCTTACATAAGCATAAATCATGTTAGTAGAGAATATGTTAACTTGATACTTAATCAATATGTGGTTAAGAGATTGAGTAGGACGAATGAACGTCGCTGAGATTGGAGTATCCATAAGGCAAAATATGTATTAACACCAACAACCCAATGCGGGGTGTTTTAAGTGCGTAGCATAGCAGGGGTCTTTGATTGTGTTGGTTCACACGTTCACAAACACTGTTAAAAAAATTTTTTTTATTTTAAAATTTAACAATACCTTAACATTACTAGAGAAGAGTATGTTTATTTTTATAGTATGAAAAAACAAGACTTATCACCAATAATATACATACTAATAATGATTTTTGCATTTTTAGTTGGAATGTAATTAATTTTTATTAATTTTGCACTGCAACATTATTCATCCCTCGGTAACCAAAAAAGGGAAAAGACATCGGATTGTAGTCTCAAATAGAGATAGAGTTTTCTCCGGTAGTTGCAAAAGAGTTAACGTATAAGCTCTAGTTAGGATACAATGCACACAGGTAGGTGCGGTGAATTAACACCAGTTTTAGTATCCTTAGGTCCCGTAAAACGGAGCACTGCTAGAGTGAAATCACAACTTGAAATAGAATCCTCAAGGGGGAGAGCTATATTTTCTCCACAGATATTTGGAAATGTAAAAAAATTGTTTATATATTTGCATAAAAAATATATAGATATGAATTTTAAACCAAGTGGAAGCTGGATAGTCCTTCCGGACCCAGTAATTACAGAAACAGAATCAGGAATAATCTTAGATGAAACTACAGCTAAGGAAAATGCAAAGCGATCAAACGTTTTGGAGGCGCTTGCTGTTGGGCCTCATTGTAACTTTGTAGAAAAAGGAGACATTGTAATGGTAGATCCTAGATCAGAAGCTGCAAGAACAGAGATTGACGGGCAATTATACCTAGTTATCTCAGAACATCAAATATTAGGGAAGTGGTAAAAGGTCAAGTTACTATGAATCTTGAGGATTATCATACACTATTAGATGCTAAGATAAAAACTCTAGAATTACAAGAAAAAAGCGATATATTGTTAAAAGAATTGCAAGTATTCTTATCATTTATAGTAACTCGTACTGATATATCCCCATATATTGTAGAATTTAATAAACAATCTAAATCTTCCGTTATTGAGATAGATACAAACGGAACAGTTAAAATACAAAAAAAATGAGTTACTTATCACACCTAAAAAGAACTAAAATGCACTACTCAAGTAGATGGGTAGTAAAGTATGATGATAAAAAGTTAATAAGAGAAGTTAAATTAATATATTCTCCAGAAGAATATAGAAAATATTCAAATTCTAAACCTTTACATACACAAGATGGTATAATTAAAATACTAGAAAATGACAAAGAAAAACGAAACTAGAAAAAAAATTACTGTTAATATAGATACTACGTATAAGTACGTACAATTATGGAATGGTATTTTTAACTTAACAGATAAAGGTATGCAAATACTTTCTGCATTTATAGATGTGCAAAATATTACTTCTGAAAAAAATATATGCAGTGTAAAGAATAAAAAAGAAGTTGCAAGGATAGTAGGGATAAAAGATCACAATACTTTAAATAATTACGTAAAAAGATTTAAAGATAAAGGAGTTTTAACTAAAAATAATAATTTATATTCGTTAAACCCATTTTTAAATCCTGATACATCCTCTGTAGAAGTAATAATAAATAAAAACTAATGAAAATACTTGAAGAGATAGTTCCATCATATTTTGAACTAGATGACATGGAAATAGTAATATTGCAAGATGCAAACGGTAAATTATTAACTATTAAAATTAATTATTATGAATAATCCAGAAGATCCTAAGTTACAAGCCCCTTCATTATTTAAGATGATTAGTTCTTTTGCAAAAGATTTAACTACATATGTACAACAAGGTGCTCCAAACGTTACAACTGAAGATTATGTACAAAGATTAGAAGCATGTAATAATTGTGAGCATATTTTAAAACCTCAAATGAGATGTGGGTTGTGTGGGTGTTTATTAGAACATAAAGCAAAATGGAAAACAACAACATGTCCTGATAAACCAGAAAGATGGAAAAAACAAATATTAGATGTCCAAAGACAAGAAAACAATAATACAGATATTAGCAACAAAGCATAATTTACCATTACAAAAGATAGAACAAATAGTAAATCATCAATTTAAGTTTGTAGAAAAGATTATGAAAGAAGGAAAATTTGAAATGGTACGATTACCATACTTTGGAAAATTTTCTGTAAACCCTAACAGAGTTAAACACATAAATAAATTAAAAAATGAGTTTAAGAAATGATTTAATACATATTGTAGACAATAAAGCTGTTCTTAGTGGGTATGCTTTAACTGTAATAGAGTTTAAAGATCTAAAACCAAAAGAGCTTGCTTTTGTATATTTTACAACAGATCATAAATCACCTTTTTCTGTATATGAATGGGAACAACGTGTAATTGAAGTAAAAAATAGTATATTTGGAGTAGATAGTAAGTTTACACCTAATTCTAAAGTATTAGCAGCATGTAAAAAGTATGATAAGTTAATAGAAACATCTGCAGTTAGATTATTAAGAGCTGCAAGAGAATCTGTAATAAAATTAGAAAAATACTTTAGAGATATAGACTTAACTTTAATAGATGATAACGGAAGACCAATTTTTCACGCAAAAGATCTAATTAATAATTTAGAAAAAATGGGTAAAGTAGTAGATGGTCTTAGAAATTTAGAAGAAATAGTTAAAAAAGAAGAACAAGCCGCCAACACAAATAGAGGTGGAATTGAAGTAAATAAATATAGTATGTAATGGATTATTTAGAAGATCTAGAGCTTTACAATGAAGCAATGCAAAATGCTTACATGATAATAACTAAAAAAAAGACTATTGATGATATTTATTATGATTTAGAGAGTGATAGCATAGACCGCTTTCCTTTACCTTTTGATCCTATTATGGATGACGGTAGAACTCCAGATATAATAGATATTGTAATAGAATATTTTACAAGTACAGAAGAATACGAAAAATGTTCAGAATTAGTTAAAATAAAACGTAAATGCTTAAAGACACAGACAGAGTCAGACCTGCCGCCGTTAAATTTATAGCGAGCGGGCACTATACATCTGCACTTCCGGGAACTAGAGAGTATTATGAGTTTTGGGATGAAGAGCAAAAACGATGTATGTACGGATATAAAGTAGATGAAATGCATATTACAGGATTTCATTATTTTTATTTAAATTATTGCCCTATTGATAGAGCTGTAGATGAGATAATGCCAGATGGTACTATACAAGCTAGACGTGAGCGTACATTCCCTAGATTTTATGATGGAGATTATGAATATTTCCATGAAATAGACAAAGCTAGAGCACAAAATAAACATATGATAGTTTTAAAAGCAAGACGTAAAGGATACTCTTACAAAGCTGGATCTATGCTTGCTAGAAATTACTTTTTTGTTAGAAATAGTAAAAACTTTGTATTTGCATCTTCTAAAGAATTTTTAATTGGTGATGGACTACTCTCAAAAGCTTGGGAGTTTTTATCTTTTATAGATGACCATACCGCATGGGCACAACCAAGGTTAAGAGACAGAGAAATGCATAAAATGTCTGGATATAAAAAGAAAGTTAATGGAATGGAGATAGAAATGGGTATGAAGTCTCAAATAATAGGAGTATCACTAAAAGATAACCCAGATAAAGTAAGGGGTAAAGCAGGTGAGCTAGTATTTTTTGAAGAAGCAGGTTCATTCCCAGGATTATTAAAGGCATGGGAGGTAACAATGCCAACAATGAGACAAGGTGCTAAAACATTAGGAATGATGGTAGCTTTTGGTACAGGTGGTACAGAAGGGTCTGATTTTGAAGCTATGGAAGAAATATTTTATAACCCAGCAGCATATGATTGTATGGATTATGAAAATGTGTGGGATGAAGGAGCAATAGGAACAAGATGTGGTTATTTTATTCCAATACAAAAGAATTTAGATGGATTTATAGATGATAATGGTAATTCTAAAGAACAACAAGCTGTAGAATACGAAGAAACAATGAGGGAAAAAAAGAAAGGCGCTGCAGATGCAAAATCTTTAGATCAGTATATAGCTGAACACCCTTTTTCACCTCAAGAAGCTACATTACAAATAACAGCTAATTTATTTGACATAGCATCTTTGCAAGAACAGTATAATAATGTAAAAGCAAGAAATTTACAAGCAATAGGTACAGCAGGAAGGTTTTATCACAATGAAAAAGGAGAAGTTAAGTTTAAAATAGATGGGGATCTAAAACCTATAACTAAATTTCCACATAGAAAAGATGATGATAAAACAGGAGCAGTTGTTATATATGAATCACCATATAAAAACCAAGCACAACAAGTTCCAGTAAATTTATATGTAATATGTCATGACCCTTATGGTCAAAATCAATCAGCAGATAGTACATCTTTAGGATCAGCATATGTACTAAAAAGACCTAACAATTTATCACAACCAGATGACATAATTGTAGCATCATATGTAGGAAGACCACATACACAAGATGATTATAACAGAAATTTGTTTATGTTAGCAGATTATTACGGATGTAAGATAGGATTTGAGAACGATCGAGGAGAAGTAATAGCTTATGCAAAAAGATTTAGAAAAATGCATAAATTACAAGAAGAATTTGAGATGTTAGACAAAAAAGAACTAAGAAGTAAGAACGTAAAACGTCAATATGGTATGCATATGACAGAAGCAAGGAAGCGTCAAGGTGAGATATATATAAGAGATTGGCTAAACACAGTTAGGAGCACAGAAGAGTCAGGAAAAAAATTATTAAATTTACACAAAATATATGATCCTGCTTTATTGACAGAACTAATTAAATTTAATCATAAAGGTAACTTTGACCGCGTAATGTCACTAATGATTGGAATGTATCATACAAGAGAGTTGTATAATGCAGAAGTTAAAGATATATTAGAAGATAGAGCTACAGATAAGTGGTTCGAACAAAATTATTATTAATATGAATAGAAAAAAAGATTGTGAACCTTATAACCCTCTACCAGAATACTTGGCGATTGGACCATCAGACATACATGGAGCAGGGATCCTAGCAAAAGAAGATATTCCGGGAGAGGTAGTTATAGGTGTTACACATATTTACGATCCAAGCTTTCAACACAATTATATTAGAACTCCATTAGGAGGATTTATTAATCATAACGAAAATGCTAACTGTGAATTACTAGATAAAGATGAAGATTATCATTATAAAGTAATAAAAACATTACGTAAGATAGAAGCAGGGGAAGAACTAACTTTAAAGTATAGTCTTTATGATATTTGTAATTACTTATAGTGGTATATTTATAATACTAGGGTAGTAATTAATATTAGGGCTAAAACAGAAGAAAAAAATAGGTAAATTTGTAAATTATGGGATACGATAAAATACCGAGACAAAAGCTCTCGATTAATAAGAAAAATAAGAAGTGGGGAGAAGAATGTGTGGAGGCATTTATAGATCTTTCTAATTCAGGTCAAACACATTCTAAACAAAAGAATGACCTTAAAATATTATATGATTACTATAACGGTGTAATTGATGAGGCAGATTATAATTACGTATTAAAACCTTACGGCAAAGCTCGTAAGAATTTCCCTTCTGAAATGCGTAACTACCCCATTATTAAACCCATAATTGACCTTCTTCTAGGGGAAAAATCAAAACGACCTCTCAATTATACTGTTACAGTACAAAACTCAGACGCCCTTACTTTAAAAGAAATGGAAAAGTCTGAAACAATAGCACAAAATTTAAGACAAAGCTTTTTACAGCAAGTACAAGCACAAGGAGTAGATGTAGGTGCTAATATGGAAGAAATACCAACTCCTAAACATATTGCAGACATGTTTGAAAGTTCTTATGTAGACAATAGAGCTATATTAGGGCAAAAAACTTTAAACTATGTTATGCAAGAGCAAGAAGTTTATGATAAAATACAAAAAGCTTGGTTTCACTATTTAGTAACTGGTGAAGCATATACACAAAGAGGTGTAAGAAATGGAGAGCCATATTATTCAGTACTAAATCCTTTAGATGTAGATTACGATCTTGATCCAGATTTAGAATTTGTAGAAGATGGTGATTGGGCACTAGTTAGAAAGTATGTACATGCATCTACAGTTATTGATGCATATTATGATAGTTTATCAGAACAACAAATACTAGAACTTGAAGAACCAAAACATTCTGAAGGTGATATTTCTTTTTTATACGCTAACTCATCAAATAAAGATGCAAACTCATTTAGAAACAGATTAATTGAAGTTGTAAATGTATATTGGAAATCTAGAAAAAGAATAGGATTTTTAACTTACTTAGATCAAGAAACTGGGAGCATTGAAGAAGTAGAAGTTGATGATGGATTTAGAATGCCTAAAGAATTAAAAGAACAAGGAGCAGAATTAGAATGGAAATGGGTAAATGAAGTATGGGAAGGTACAAGAATAGATGGTAGAATTTATATAAACATTAATCCTATTTTGAACCAAAGATTATCTATAGACAACCCATCTAAATGTAAACTACCTATTAATGGGAGAAGATACTCTGACACAAACTCTAAAAATATATCGTTAGTTAAGCTTGGGATACCTTATCAGTTAAATTACAACATATATAAATACAGATTAGAGCTTGCTATTGCAAGAAGTAAAGATATAATTGCACAATTTGATATTAACATGATTCCTAAAAAATGGGACATGGATAAATTTATGTACTATGTAGAAGGTACAGGTATTGCTTGGGTAGACTATAATAAAGAGGGTATACAATTAAATCCACAGCATCAATCTGTTATGGACATGTCTATAAAAACTATTAGTCAATATATTACTTTACTAGACTCTATATTAATGGAGTGGGAAAAAATATCTGGTGTAAGTAGACAAAGACAAGGTGAAATTGGAGCATATGAAGGTAAAGCATCTTCACAACAAGCTATATTACAATCGTCACACATTACAGAAGATTTATTTAGAAAGTTTGAAAGAATGGAGCAAAGAGATTTCCAAGCTTTACTAGACTACTCTAAAGAAGCATGGTTAACTGGTAAAAAAGGAATGTTTGTAATGCCTGATGGTACTACAGACTTTTTAGATGTAAATAGCATGCAGCATATGGAAACTAATTACGGTATATTTGTTTCTGATGCAGGTAAAGATCAAGAAAAACTACAAAACATTAAAGGGTTAACACAAGCTATGATGCAAAATGGTGCTAAGCCAGGAGACATAGCTGAAATGTTAGATTCAGATAGTTTTACTGAAATTAAAAGAAATCTTAAACTTGCAGACAAAGCAAATGCAGAATTAGAACAAGCTCAACAACAAGCTCAGCAAGAACAACAGCAAGCACAATTACAAGCACAACAACAACAATTAGAAGCTGATAAAATTGAAAATGAAAAAGATAGACAAAAAGATATTGAAATTGCTTTAATAGGTGCAGAGTCTAAAGATCAAACAGATGCTAATTCTCTTAATTTAGAAAAAATGATTCAAGATTTTGAACTTAAAAAACGAGAATTAGAATTAAAAGAGCAAGAGTTAGAATTAAAAATGAGAGGGGACATGGATTCTAATCAACTTAAAAGAGAAGACATAGAAAGTAAAAAAGAAATAGCAAAACAGAATGCTAACAAACCAAGATAGAAGAGCTATACTAGAGCAGGTAAAATCATCTGGATCTGGAGATATAATGGCAGCTCTTCAAGGTCAACCGGTTTTACCTCAACAAGAACAGATGCAAGAGCAGCAAGTTCAACAAGAACCTGCGTCTATACCGCCATCTAGTCCTTCCCCAGTTAATAATGTAAGTATGGAGACTCCTCCGGTAGGGCAAGACTCTTTAGTAAATAGCTTTAGTAATACATCCCCACAAATACAAGATTTACCAACAGGATCAGCAGAGCCACAGTTATTAAAAACAGGTGGAGTAAAATCTCATGGAGGATTACACACAGCAGAAGCTTCTTCTACAGCTGTTGCTCCTGTAAATATCCCAACAATAATAGAAGCTGAGACTGATCAAGAAAGAATGATAAGATTAGCATCTCAAAAAAATACTGGTACTATTTACGACCCTTCAATGGGTAATAATCCTAATAAACAATGGATTTCAGGAGCATCTAATCAAATGTATGCTACTAATAAGGCTAAACAAAGTTCTCAAGATTATGGTGAAGCTATTTTAGGTTTTGCTGCACCTATTCCTTTCTTAAATAGTATGAAAGTATCATCATCAGGTGCAAAAATACCAGGACTTATAGATGATGTTATTTTAGGTCCTGCGGCAAAGGTTATTGCTAATGCTTCAAAAACTGCTCCTGTTAAAAACGTTACAAAGAAGGCATCTGATATATCAACCTTTGTTAAAGAGTCGTTACAAGATTTTATGCCTGGTGCAAAAAACTTTAGTAAAGTAAAAGTAGTAAATCCAACATCTAAACAAGCAGCAGAAAACTTACTTAAAACAAAAGAAGGACAAAAAGCATTTTTAAAAGAATTTGAAGACGGTGCTGTAACTATAGATAAAATTAAAGATAGGTACATAAAGAATCTATCTAGTGCAGAAGGTAAAAAAAGATTACTAGCCCAAGAAACTGATTATTTAAGGAGTATAGGTTTTGGAAACGGAGATGAAGCTATAATTAAAAGTCAAGCTAAAATAAATGCAGAATCTAGAGAATTAGAAATATTACTTACTGAAAACAGAAATGCAGAGTTTGCTGGTGGTGTTTTTCCAAAAGGTGAAACTGTAAAAACTGTTGCATCAGATTCTTATCATTTTAATAATGCAGTTTATAGGCAAGCACAAAGAAATCCAGATGATGTGTTTTTAAAAAATGGAGAACTTGTGTTAGATACGTCAAATCCAGCTTATTTTGCCAGACCAATTACAAAAGGAGGAAAAGTAAATCCAGGATCAGTAACACTAGGAAATAAATTTACTGGTACAAGCGGTAATAGAGTTGCTGCGCATGAAATAGGTGGGCATGGACTACAAAGCGGTAGACAATTACCTGTTGACAAGCGTCTTATTAAAGGTATTACCCCAGAATCTAATTTAAGTAAATTAAATCAGGAGTCATACGATTATTTTTTAAAGTCAGGTCATGAACCATCTGCATATATACATGGATTAAGACAACAATTGTTAGATGATGGATTAATTAAAAAGTATTATCAAAACATAAGTCCAGAGTTATTAGAACGTGCAAAAACAATATATAAAATAAGACCTTCTGGAGTATTAAATCCTATGGAAGAAAGTTTTTCAAGTAATACGCGTATTCTTGATTTTATGTCAGGTACAAAAAAGAATTTTAATTTATTATCAAACGAATTAAATAAACTTCCTGCTATAATTCCTGTAGTTGGAGGAGCAGCAGCAGTATCAGAAAAAAAATTAGGAGGATTTGAAGGTCCGCAAGAAAAATTAGAAATTGATTATAGCAACCCACCAGTAAAAAAGAAAAAATTAGCAACTACTAAAAAAGAAACAAGCTTCAGACAAAGCATGATGAATTTTCTACACAATACAAATAAAGTAGATACTAATTATGTAAATAATGTAATGCAGGTTATTGGAGAACATGAATCTAAAAATGTAGATGATGCAATACAAGTTTCAGGAGATAAAGAAACTGGATTTTATGATGGTCCTGCAAGAGGGGCTTATCAATATGAAATGGGGAAAAAACGAGCAGCTAGTAGTGCTATGAATAGAAGCGCTAACTTTACTAGAGATTCTATAGCTAGAACTTTTAATGAATTCCCAACTATATATCCTGAAGCTAAAAAAGAAAGTCCAGATTTTTCAATTTTATCTAGAGAAGATCAAGATGGATTATTTTTAGGAGATAAAATGAATAAAAATAAAACTGAGTCTAAAGAATTTTATAATTTAGTTAAAAATGATGGCACTCCCCCAACTTCAGATGAAATATTTGAATTTTGGGGAAAAAATCATAAAAGACTTTTTGTTTATAAAATTCAAACAAGAGGAGGTGAACAAACTGTAAAATATACTTATGACAAATTACCTGCTGATAAGAAAGCGTTAGAATTAAAAAAATGGAAAGCTAGAACTAAAAATAAATTTAAAACAGGAGGTATTTTTACAGAAGAAAATGATCCAAATCTTAAAGTTAGTAAGTTAATATTAAAAAAGACTAAAAAACCAAGCCGTAAAACAGAACTTGAATTAAAAGCAGATACTATTTCAACTGCATTTAATAATTATACAAATCCTACACTTATAAATACTAAAAATTTAAATCTACAAGCTGCTATGGGAATAAATCCTAATATTGGATGGAATCCTAATAATAAAAGTTTTTCTAAATATGGAACTCCTAATTTAAATTTAGAAGGATCTTTTGGGCTATCAGGACAATATGTGAAAAATAATTTTAGTGCTAATGCAGGGGTAAATTTTCAAACAGGAAACAAACCTACATACAAAGCAGGAATAAAATATAATTTTAAATCAGGAGGATATAAGAAAAAATGTAAGTATGGATGCTGGTAAGTGTTATACAATAAAAGAAAAAGTAAAACTATAGACAATTAAAAACCAAGTAAATTAAATATTAAATTTGTAAATTAAAACAATATATATATGGACCCAAATGAAAAAATACAACTAGACGATATTACCTTTGACGAAGTCATTGCAGGTGATGGAGTTGCAATGGATTCTATCGATGAAATAGAGCCTATTGAAGAAGTAAAAGAAGAAGTAGAAAAACCTGAAGCTGAACTTGAAGACATTGAAGACAATGACGAAGAAGAGGCTGAAGAAGAAACTGAAGAAAAAGAAGAAGTAGAAGAAAAAGAAGAAACAGAAGAAGAAGTTTCTGAAACTACAGTTGTGCAAGAAATACTAAGTAGTTTAGGCTATGAAGGTGAATATGCAGATACAGCTGAAGGATTAACAGAAATGACTAAAGATGTAGCTTCTCAGATGGCAGATGATAGAATTGATGAAGTTCTTGAAAAGTTCCCACTAGTTAAAGAGCATTTAAATTATGTGTTAGCTGGAGGTGAATCTCAAAAATTTATGACAGCTTATGATCCAAGTTTAGATTATAATACTATGGAGATTAGTGAAGATGACTCTAGAAGTCAAAAAGCAATTTTAGCTGATTACTTCCATCAAAAAGGACATGATCAAAATTTTATTAAAGAAATGCTTGAAGATTATGAAGATTCTGGAAAATTACATAATAAAGCTGAAGCAGCAAGACAAGCTTTAGGTAAAGTACAGGCAAAAGAAAAAGAACAGTTGGTAGCAAATCAACAAAAAAGTCTACAAGAACAACAAGAACAACAAGTAGAGTTTTGGAATGGAGTGCAAGAGACAATTAAAGAATCAAAAGAGTTTGCAGGATTGCAAGTTCCAGAAAGAGAAAAAGCAAAGTTTTTTAATTATCTCTCGAAGCCAGTAACTAAAGATGGTTACACGCAACGTGATATAGATCACTCGCAAGCTGAAATGGAAAAAAAGTTAGCTATAGATTATTTAATGTACAAAGGATTTAATTTAGAGCAAATAATTAACAAGAAAGCTAAAACAAAGGCTACGAAGACATTGAGAGAAAAAATATCTAAAAACGAAGAAACTGTAAAAAGTGCTCGTAAACAATCAAGGAGAACTAAAAGTTTTGATTTAGATAATTTAGATCTTAATATATAAGAAATACCTAAACAGGGAAATAGGTACCCTATAAAATTTTATAAAAATGGCAGTAAATGGAACAAACATAAGCGTTCAAAAAACGTTTTACAATGATTCGCAGATGACTGATATGAACAGTCTATCAAACGCATTGTTATCTAAACCTACTGAACTGTCTCCAATTATTACTCATTTAGCAGGTAAAGATGACAAAAGATTCCCTCTATCTTTCTTAACAGAAGGTGTTGGAAACACAAAGTCTATTGATCGCTTGGAGTATGAATATCGTGTGGCAACACATAGATTGAGAACGAGACCAGTAGCAGTAACAATGACTAGCACAGCAAATGTTGGTTTAGGTGGAGCAAGCTTCGAGCTTACTTTCCCAGACAAGCATTTTGTATTTCCATACGTATTAGTATCTCAATCAGGTACTCAAGCACGTATTATGAAAGAGCCTGTACAGGCATCTGGTGGTACAGCTTGGACTTACACTCTACAATTAGTTAACCCTTCAGCTACAGCAACAATGTCAGCAGCAGATGTTACACAAGGAGCACTTTTTGCTCAAATGTACGCACCTGTAGGAGTTGATTTCTCTAGAGGTAATGCTTCAAACTGGGAAACTCCAGGAAAAGTAAGAAACAAACTAACTACAGTTAGAAAATCTTACCACATGTCTGGAAACGCTAAAGATTTTGTAGCAGAATTTTCTTTACCAACTAAAGGAGGATCTACTACTAAACTTTGGATGGACTATGAAGAGTACTTACACATGCTTGACTTTAAAGAAGAGTGTGAAATGTACTACTGGTATGGTCAAAAAACTTATGATTCAAACGGACAGACTTACATGAAAGATGAAAATGGTCAGCCTGTAATCGTAGGTCCTGGTCTTTTAGAGCAAATTGTTAATACTGACACTTACTCTACAATGACTGAAACTAAACTTAAGAACATTATCGGAGATTTATTCTACGGAATGACTGATGCAGCAACTAAACAAGTAACTTTATATACTGGTACTGGTGGTGCAAGAGAATTCGATGAGGCTCTTAAAAATCACTTTTCGGGAGCAGCTGGTTCTTGGAAAGTAGGTGGAGAAAACAGATTTATCACAGGATCAGGACGTAGCCTAGGATTAACTGGATACTTCACTTCCTATGAGCATGTAGATGGACACACGATCAATGTGGTAAAATTACCATTATTTGATCATGGTGCCGTGGCGCAAGCTCGTGCAAAACACCCTACAACAGGATACTCTTTAGAGTCTTACAGAATGGTATTTGTTGATCAATCAAATTATGATGGTCAAAATAACCTTCAAATGATTTCTAAGAAAGGTCGTGAAGCAATGAGATGGTGTGTAGCTGGATCTGTAGTCCCTAGAGGATTTGATTCAACTTCCGCTAGAGCTTCTGATGTAGACGGTGCTTCGGTACATATGTTAAAAACAGCTGGTATTGCTCTTAAGAGATTTGATACTTCGCTTGATATTACGTGTGTAGCGTCATAATTTTATAGGCATTAATTTGCGTCTATATATTGGTTTTTGATTAAGGTTGTGGGGGAGCAATCCCCCATAGCTTTAATTAAATTATTATACGGAGAGTTATTCTTTACATCCACTTAATTAAAACTTTAAAAGAACTATTATTATGAGTAAAAAAGTAACACTTAGACAAAAGGAACTATTAAACCATTTGCCTAAAGCAGTAAGAGCTGAGGCTGTATATAAACTCAGTAGTGTCTATGTAAATAGACAGCCCTTAAAAGGATTTACTCCTGCGGAAGAAAAAAAATATATGTTAGGAATATTAGATGTTAATCCAGAACACAATGATTGGCCAAAACATTCTAAACAATATTGGGCAGAAATGACAATACCTGTAGGATTTACAGGAGTAGAGCTAGAAATAGGTATGGATGAGAATGACTATCCTCTTAGTATAATGGATTATATTAAATATAGGTTTGCATTAAAACATCCGCATGTAGCTATGACTAAAGAAGAAATGGATTCTGATTTTAATAAAAGATTTTATATTCAAGACCTTACACGAGATGATAAAGTTAAGAACAATGAGATCCAAGTAAAAAAAGATGCAGACAAAGAATTTATTAAAATTTCTTCTAATGAAAAATCTATGAAGAGAGTATTAAGACTAATGTCTAGTACTAATCCTGATAGAATGACACTAGAACAAATTGAAAATGCTTTGTACGAACTTAAAAATTCTAATCCAAAAAAGTTTGTTAGAATTGCTACAGATAAAAATTTAGAACTAAAATCTGAAATTGAAGAAATGGTTTCAGCTGGAGTTTTAAGAAAAATAGGTAATCAGATTATTTTTATTGATGAAACATTAGGAGATACAACAGAAGATACAGTTATATACTTAAAAGATAAAAAGAATTCTGGTAAACTAACATTATTAAGAGCTAAACTAAAAGAATTATCATTAGTATAATATGAATGTAAACGAAATGCATTTGGCAATACAGCAAGGAGTGGATAAAATAAATTCACTCCAAGCTGATATGCTTTTACCTCAAGAAATAGATATTGAATTAAATAAGTCTCAAATGAGATTTATTAATACTAAATATGGTAAGAATAATAAATATAGAAAAGGATTTGAAGAGAGTCAAAAAAGAATTGATGATCTTAGATCTTTAGTTAGAGAATATGAAGCTCCAGTAAACTATAAAGAACAGTTAGGAAATAAATTTGATATAGATACTTTTGCGTTGCCTTATGATTATTTATATTTAGTAAGTACATTATCAAGAGCACATATTAATGCTAATTGTACTCCTGTTGCGTATGATTTAGAAGAAGCAGAACCAATACAATTTTTTATTGTACCTTTTTCTACTATTGTACTTAATAGTAATACTGCAATAGCGCCTTCACTTGTAATGCTTGAAGATTCTTCTAATCTTACTTTAGGTCAAGCTATATTATGGCAAAATGATAATGGGTATGTTTATCCTCAAGATACAAATGCAGCTAGAGAAGATATTATACAAAATCCAGGAATAGGTTTTCAAGTATACTGGGAACAATACGGAGACTTAAATTATCCAGGAAATTTTATTGTAGTTCCAAATCCAGACGTACATCCTTGGTTGAATTGGGATTTATCAGTAGGTGCAGTAACATCATTAGCTCACATGAATTCAGGAGTAGTACAAGCAAGTGCAAATTTACAATATTCTCAAGCATTTTTTGGAGCTAAAAGAACTTTAGAAGATCCAACAGAAATTTCGTCAGGTAGTACATTTATACAACATGATGATATATTTACACTGTTAACAGATCCTTTTAATACAACAAAATATACAGATCCATTATATACTATACGTGGAAATACAATGGACTTCTATACGAATGGTATATTTATAATAGACGCAGTAAAAATAACATATATAAGAAAACCCTCTCAGATTTCATTATCTTTGGGGATTAGTTGTGAATTACCCGAACACTGTCATCAAGAGATAGTGGACATGACAGTGAGTAGTATACTTGAAGGGATCTCAGATCCAAGGTATCAAACTCACCAAATAGAGGTTAACAAGAATGAATAAATATTAATTTAAAAAAATAAAAAAATGGCAAGACATTTAATTATTGGAGATGGTACAACATTTGGCGTAACTAATGGGTTAGTTGATGATGGTGCAATCTCTGTACAAAAAATGACAGAATCAGGACCTACAGAATTAGCTCTAGGAGATTCTTTCGCAGACGCTCCACAAATTAGAATTGTAGGGGGTGGTAAAGATGGTAAAAATATTGTAACTCCTTGGATTTATGGTAGAGATGTAATAAACTGGGGTGGTAATTCATACACAGCACCAACAGCACATCAACAAACAGCAACTTACACAGGAACTAGTACAGCTGCTGGATCAATAGATATTAAATTTGTAAGAACTGATGGTCCAACACCAGAGTTTTTTAAATTTTCAACAGCTATTGCTTCAGGTGTAGCTAACACAGCTGCAGATGTTTTAGTACAAACAGCATATGCTGCTGCAAATCTTCCTGATTGGTTAGCTTTAACATGTACAGCGCCAGGTAACAGTAATGTATTTACAGGAGTAGTTAGAGGTGGTGTAGCTCAAAGTGGTAACACTTGGGAGTACGGTCCAGTTACTTTTGAAGTTGTTGTAACAGGAATGCCTGCAGGTTTAACAGCTGCAGTTTCTGGATTTGGAGCTGCTAATACTGCTGATGCAAACCCAGGATACGGTGAAGGATTTGCAATAAGAGCTTTTGAAGAAAGTTTACAAGGTACTTCTCACGGATTCTACATGAGAGGACACTTACCAAAGCAACCTTCTTTAGAATCAGTAACAGGTACTAACTATGATATGTATAATATCACAGCTACTAAAGATGGATCTTCAAATTCTCAAATACACGGAGTTGATAATTTAATTGAAATTAACATAGCAGCAGTAGCAGGTGATGCTGATAGCTTAGTTGTAGAGAATAAACTTAACGCATATTTCACTGGACATTTCCCAGCTGTAATACTGTAATTTACTAACATTTAAAAAATAAAATAAACATGGCAAATTCAAATATACAATTAGGTGTTGTAACTGCAAGATACTTAGCTAGTGATGGCGTAGCAAATGGTGCAACAGCTTTAGCAACTTCTAGCAGCTTACCTATTGGAGCAGCTGTAACAAGAGTTACTGTTATTGCAAGAGGAGCTGTTGCGGCTTCTGGTAGTGCAACTTTAACTATTACAGCAGGTGGTAAAACTATTTCTTCTGCAATTGCTAAAACTAAATTAGCTGCCGCAGGTTATGTGTACACTGAAAATATGGATCTTCAAGCAGATAGTATTACAACTACTAACGCTGCAATTGGAGTAACAATTGCTTCTGGTGCTTTAACTGGAGGTACAGCAGACGTAGACATTATTGTAGAATACGCGTTAATCGGGTAATCTATATTTTACAAAAGATTGATAGGGGGCAAAGTCCCCCTGTTAGTCTTTTTTTTTCACATTTAAAAAAAATACATTATGGGATTACAAATATCCGCATCTAATTCATGCGATCAAATAAATATAATCGCAGATTATTATAGTGCAAGTACTTCTACTTCTTTAACATTTGGTGTTATAAATGCACAAGGCGCTAATATATTAGCAATAGCATCACCAACTTTTAATGTTACAGCTACTAGTGGTGTAATGAGTATACCTTTATATACAACTTCTTTAACACAAAATAAAGGAGTTATAACTGTAATTTCATATATAAATGGAGCAGAAAAAGACAGACAAACAGTAATATTAAACTGTGATATTGATTGTTGTCTAGCTAAATTAACAAACGAGCTAATTGATTGCGCTTGCGATTGTGTAAGATGCTCTAAAACATTAGCCAAAGCTCAAAAAGTTATGTTGCTATTAAAAGCAGCAGAATATTCAGTAAACCAATCAAATAATTTTAATAATGCAACCTTAGCAACTGGTTACATTACAGACGCACATAATAAATACACTAAAGCAAGAGAAGTTTGTGACAATAGTTGCGGATGCGATTGCTAAATAAATAATATATGTTTAGACAATTTCCAATATTTTACATGGCAACTCCAGACGGAGAAGGTGGTGGGGGACAAGGTGGAGAATCTACAGAATCTTCAGAAGAGGGTACAGGACAAGCTGTTGGTAGTGAAAGCAGTAGTGAAAGTGCAACTTCAAAAAGTGATTCACAAAGCCCACAATATCAAGATACTAGAAAAAGAGAAGCTGTAAAAGGAACAGGAGAAAAGTATTTAAAGGCAACACCTTATGTAGGACCCCCTTCTCAACCAAGATTAGGACAATCATTTGGGGCACCTCCTCCATTAAGTGCACCTAAACATATACATCTACATGCAGGTCCACATATGAATGTAAGCTCTAATAATTCTTTTATAAGAATTTATGTTAATGAGTTTGTAGTTGATCAAGATTTTAATACAGGAGCACTAGTAGCAAATAATACTTATGATACAGTAGTAGCATTAGAAGATGTTACAGAACCAGGATTAGGAGCTCCATATCATACAGACCCTCAAGGATATACTTATTCAAATCAAATTTATTATAATTCACCAGTAGGTAATATTTATGATGATGGATTTCAAACTGCAATTTTATCACTAGCTTGGGGACAAGTTAACGCAATTTCTAACAACTCGTTTACAAATCAATTTTTTATTGAGTATGAAAATAACCCATCAGCTTTACCAGAGTTTGCATTTACTCGTAAAATAAGAGTTACATGGGCAAGTGGAGATGATAAAACTTTTGATGTAGTATTACCAGGATCTGCGTTTTTAGAAATGGGAAGTTCTAATCACCAAGTCCATGGTCAGTTTACAAGAGCAGATGCTTGTGAAGGAGATAAAGCTGGGGTAAGTCCTGCTTTTACATCTCTCTCTGAAAATTATGTAACTTATAGTGGAAATCAACATAATATGTATGCTTATGTAGGATTTTTTAAAGAAGAAATTGCTAATGGTATATCACCATTACCTGGTCATCCAGCCTTTGCACCTTTTACTGCTTTAGGATATACTTATAATGATGTATGGGATAATTTTAAATGGTATGATTTTAATTATGATACAAATGATGGGCCTTTTCAATTTGGAGTTGAAGGGCAGCCTACACAAAATTATGCAGGAGAACAATACTACAAAGGATTTATAGGAAATCTTAATAACGGACAAACAATAGGTCCACTACAGCCTGTAGATTGGTTAGATCAAAATATAGTAGGAAACGCATATGATTACGTAGTAAACAACATACAAGTTCCTCCGTGGCAATCTATTATTCAAGCTCTTAATCCTTATCAAGGAGGAGGACAAATGTTTAGGTTTTCTAGTGTGCATATATACGCACAAAATTTACCTGACTGTTCAACAGCACCTCCAGCACCTGTTTCTTTTGAAGCTTGTTTAGATTCTACTGCATCTGATTATTATGGATATACATATGTAGATTGCGCAAGTAATGATTTAACAAATCAAGGAGGAGTTAACTATATTAGTAATCCTCAATTAGCAACTTGGATTGCAGGATCGTGCTGTGTAGATTGTAATAATTTAACTTTAAGTTTAGACTTTGTTACAGACGTTAGTACTCAAGGAGGAAGTGACGGAGCAATACAAGTTACTGTTTCAGACAGTAATGGAAACCTTACAGGAAATGCAGGCTACACATATGTTATGCAAGCATTAAATGGTCAAAATATTGGAGGAATAGGTACAGGATCTACAACTACTCCAGTAACTGTAGGATCAGGTGTTCATCCAGTAGGAGGAGTTCCAGGCGATGGAGGTACTTTTACATATGGGTTTGGAATCAATATAGCTCAAGACGCACTTATAAGTAGTCCTGCTAATTCATCATTTGCTGGAAGTAACGCTTTAAATGTAACAGTTGGAGGTAATACAAATATTTTAGTTCCTGCAAGTACTGATAACGGAACGTTTAGCACAGGTTTAATTGCAGGGTGTTATAGAATTTTTGTATATGACTCAAGTGCAATTGTAGGAGGTGCAACAACACCTTGTTTTGATTCAATAGATATTTGTGTTGCTGACGGAGTAGGAGTTATAGGGTGTACAGATAATAGTGCGGGGACAAACTTTGGAGTAGCATTAAATTATAATGCAAACGCTGTAATAGATGATGGTTCATGTCAATATTGTCATGCAACTAATGGAACTTTAATAGATAATGCAGGAAATCTTATTCCTACAAGCGGAACTATTGCTGTAGCAGGAAATAACTCATTTATTGCAACACCTACGCAAAGAACAAACTCTAATGATGGTTCTGTATTAATACAGAATGTATCTTCTACATTAACCTTTCAAAATTACATAAACAGCATTGTAAATTCTCAAGGAGTAATTAATGCAGATTTTACTTTAGAGCTTTACAAAGCTAACACTATGCTTGATTGGGATAATGCTCAAAGTAGCACAACTCCTAATGATTTAACAAATTTTAGTTCTCAAGCAGCAGCTCATAATAATGGTAATATGGGTTGGGCATATACATATAATACAACTACATTAGGTGCAAATATAAACTATGGGTACTATGCTGTAAAAGTAGCAATTAGCGATCCAGACGCTGCAGTAGAAATAGAAGAGTGTTTCCAAGTATTTTACTTTATAATACCAATTGAAGTATGTGTAGACCCAAGTAATAATTTTGCTACTGCACTTACAAATACAAATACGCCTCCAGGAACATTAGTTATTAATGATCCTAGGTTATGGCATTCAAATCCATCTATTTGCCAAACAATAAATAATTTCTGTTGTGATCCACCTGTATTAACAAATCCAAACGCAGGGACATGTAATGTTAATCAAATAGTAACAGATTTTAATTGTTCTCCACTTCCTATTAGTTTAAGATGGGATTTAGAGTTTTATGATGGAAATAATTGGGTAGTAGTAAATTCAAATAACTTAACTCCAACATCAACTACTCATCAACACATATACACGCAAGCTTCTTCAGCTGGTCAAAATAGTTTTATATATAGTGGAAATTACAGAGTAACATTAACATCAGATTATGCTGTAGCAGCTCCTTGTATAGTAACTAGTGCTGTTATTAGTATTACAGATCCTGTTTATGGATGTACTGATTCTACTGCGTTAAATTATTATGCTGGTGCTCAATGTGATGATGGTTCATGTACTTATTGTATATACGGGTGTATGGATTCTACAGCTTTAAATTATAATGTAAATGCAACATGTGCAGATACATGTGTCTATCCTATATATGGATGTACAGATCCAACAGCACTAAATTATGATCCTACTGCTACAGTAGATGATGGTTCATGTTTATATGGAGTTTTAGGATGTACTGATACAGCAGCATATAACTATAATCAAAATTGTAATAATCAAACTGTAGTAGCTACTGTAGATGACGGATGTTGTTTCTATCCTTGTGATCCAACAGTGCAGCCAGCTCCAAGTACTTTTGTTACAACAGATGCTACAGGTAATTGTGGGGGAGGAAACTCTGACGGCTCTATAACAGTAACTACATTTTTTACTCAAGGGTCAATGTCAGGGCAAAGTAAAACAATAGAATATTTTACAAACGCTGGAGTATCAATATTTGCAGATCCAACTGTTCATAGTAATGCAAATTCTCCAAACCATTTTAATACATATACATATTCACAATTTGCAGCAGGAGTTTATTATTTTGTTATTACAGATAATTTTGGATGTCAAGAAACGGTGAATTTTTCAATAGGAAGTAGTGCAGCACAATGTGGATGTACTGACCCAAATGCTTCTAATTATGATCCTACAGCAGTCTTAGATGACGGCTCTTGTTTATATCCTGGATGTACTGATGCAAATGCATTAAACTATGATCCAAATGCATCTACAGATGATGGGTCTTGTGTATATCCAGCATTAATAAACCCTTGTATTCCTACATATACAAATGACTTAATAGAATTATTACGAGCATGTGTAGCTAAAAATGGTTTTCAATATTATAATAAATTAGTTACAGGACAAGCAGACGATTGTTCTGTATTAAATGCTTGGAAAGTATTATTAATAGAATATATTGTAAGTAAAAGAGGAAACAGTTGTATATATAATTGTGCAGATAGCTCAACAAGCGCATTAACTCAACTTACTAGTTGTTCTGGTAAATGGGTAACAGGAGGACCTGCAACAGGTTTAAATGATCAAGCTGCTCCAGGGTCCAGTATAACAGCAGGTCAAGGAACTACTATAACAAATCCTGCTTTATTCTTTGTACCAACAGTTCAATTATTTTCAGGAGATGTAATTAAAATGCCAAGTGGATTAGTTTATGAAGTAACTCCAGCGCCTGTTTCATGTACAAATGGATGTTGGAATCCAGAAACATCACAAGGAGCAAAATCTGGACATTGGCAACAGTGTATACCTCAAGCACATGTAACTTCTTTTAATAATAATGTTAATTATTTAGATAGATTTAATACATTTGTAACTAATTTTTGTGTAGACTGTAATATTGTAGATGAAAATGTAATCCAAGCTCCTAGAAGTAAAAATCAAAAACGAAATAAAAGAGGTGGAATAACGCTAGATGGAATTAGTGGATTAGAAATATAAAATAAAATAAAAAAAATATAATATGGCAAAGGTAACAGACTTATCAACTTTAGCTAAAACTAGCGCAGCAAGTACAGATTTTTTACTTGTTTCAAATAGTGCTTCAGGACAGTCAAAAAAAATAACATTAGAAAGTTTGTTTCCAGCAGTATCAACTGCAGGAACTAGCAGTGAGACACTGTACACTAGTGCAACTCTTACAAATAAAAATCAAATAGTATTTAAAGGTATAAAAAGTGGTGATACAGGATTATTAACAGTAGGTACTACTTCAAATAATTTAGTTTTAACAGTATTAGAAGCTGGCATAGACCTTAGTTTATGTAATAATACTACATCTGGATTTTTAACTGGTGTAGATTTTACAGGTACTGTTACAGGAGTAAATACTGTAACAAATGGAGGAACTGGATTAGCTACAATTGCTAAAGGTGCAATGTTGTATGCAAGTGCAACAGATACAATTGCAGCTACATCAGCTATGTCTACAAATGGACAAATACTAATAGGTAACGCAACTAATGGATACCCATCAGTAGCTACACTTACAGCAGGAACAGGTATAACAATTACTAACGGTGCAGGATCAATTACTTTAGCAGCTTCAATAGCTAATGCAGAATCAAACATAGATATGCGTAATGCAGCAGATAATGCTACTTACAATATAGATTTAGTTGCAGGAACAGGATTTATTTCTGGAGATGGAACTGCAGAAGGTTTAACAGTAGACAATGATGGTAAAGTATTTATAGGACAATCAACTCCTACAGCAGTTTTTGCTGATAGTTTAAATATTAAAGGAGGAATTAGATTTACAAATACGGATGCTCCTACAATAAAACCAACAGCTACAACTTCTAGTACAGCTGGACAAGCTGTAACAATAGAAGGAGGTAGTAGTGCAGGAGCAGCAGCTGGTGCTTTAAATTTAAAAGGAGGTACGGCATCAGGAAACGGAGCAGGTGGAGATGTAGTAATTTGTGCAGGTAGAGATACTGCAGGAAGTGCTGATGGTACAATACAATTAAAAACTTATAGCGGATCAAGTGAAATAACTGGACTAACTGTTGGAAGAGAAGGGCAAGATGTAACAGTAAATGCAGGAAATTTAGTCATTACTGGAGCAGATAAAGGTATTGTACATACAGGTACAGGAACAGTTACACAAGAATCAAATCATACAACAGGAGTTACAATTAATGCAACTTCTGGTAGAATAACATTAGCAGCATCAGCATTATCTGCAGCAAATAATGCAGAATTTACTGTAACAAATAACATAGTAACTGCTAACTCAATTATTATGTTAACAGTACAAGATGAAAATACAACTAACAACGCACAGCTAACTGCATGTACACATACAATAGCAAGCGGTAGTTTTAAAATATCAATCTTTAATCCAGCGGCTACTGGAGCAACATCAGCCACAAGTAGTAAAATTCACTTTTTAGTGATCAATTAATTTATTAACCAAAATCATAATAGACGATGAAAACAATTAAAGCAAAAAACGGAGAATGGGTAAATTTATCAAACCATTTACCACAATTAACAGAAGTAGAAGGTAAAACTTTTGCATTAGCAGTAGCTAAGAATATAGCTATTCTTAAAGAAAATTTAATTCACTTAGAAGGTGTACTAGCAGCTACCCCAGAGTTTGCAGAATTAACTGAAAAAGCAAAAGCATACCAAGGTAAAACAGATAAAAAATCTGTAACAGCAGTAAAAAAATTAGAAAAAGAATATAAAGAAGTTATTGCAGCTAGACAAAAACAAATAGAAGATGTTAATTTATTATTAGCAGAAGAAGTTGAAATTGGAATAGAACAAATAACAGAAGAAATGTATCCTGAAACAATTACTGCTAAACAAATAATAGGATTAACATTACTTAATTAAATATAAAATAATGACAATAAGAACAGAACAAGATGCACTTCTTAACACAGTAGTTAAAAATACAAGATCAGCTTTACAGCCTAGTACAACAATAGTTATAGATGATACAGTTGAACATACAGGACCTTATTTTGCTATAACAGCATTAACAGATGCAGTTATTGATAGTTCAGAATGTACAACTAATATAACAGATATTCCAGCTACTTTAACTATTCCAAAAGGAGTTACAATTTATGGTGATTTTACATCTATAGAATTAGATAGTGGAACAATAGTAGCATATATAGAATAATATGTTAGGATTAGGCACACAAATAACTACGCTTGACACTAGGATTCTTCCTATTACAGTTAATGCTACACTTCAAAGTGCAAGAGGTTTTGTATTTGATGGTACAGGAGATTATCTTGATGTACCAGATGATCCTGAATTTTCTTTTGCAACAGCATCAGCTACAGGTGGTGGTATAGATCAACATTTTAGTTTTGCTGTGTGGGTTAAAAGAGATGCTAATAATGTAAATGATTGTGTAATGTCTAAAACAGATCTTGATCCAGCTAGTAATGTAGAATATAGATTTTATTTTACAGGCGATGATGTATATGTTGATATACATAATACTAGTGTACTTGCGTTTAGTAGGCATGTAGTAACTAATGTTAGTACAACAGGTTGGCAACATTGGGTTATAACATATAATGGTGCTCCTGATAGTGGTGTAACAATATATTTAAATGGTGTTAGCAGAGAAGCTACAGAAAGTTCTAATGGTACTGGAGGAGACATGAAAGATGGGGCAGCTAGTTTTAAAATTGGGAGAATGAATGATACAAATTTTGATTATGATGGTAAAATGATGCAAGCAGTACTTTGGAAATGTGAACTAACTTCAGGAGAAGTTACTTATTTATATGCTGAAGGTGAAAGCGCGAAAGATCCTAATTTTGATTCTAACACTTATAGTAGTAGTCATGCAGTTGTAGCTTGGTACCCAATGGATACTTCTGATGGAAATAAAGATTCTTCAGGTGTTGGAGCTGCAAGTGCTGTTAACTTTAATTCTACAAAAGAAGGTAATGTTGATTTAGATACTGAAGACGATGCTCCTTGGTAAGCTTAAAATAATAGAAATGAAAAAAGTATTAATTATAATATTGATTACATTAGTAGGGTGTATTGCACCTAAGAAATGTTGTGGTCAAATTGACTTTAAAAAAATATTAAAGTTTTCTACATTTTATGTTGCTGCTAACGGAGGTAATTCTATTTCAGATGTAGAAGTGTTTTCTGTAGATAACGGCTTAGAAACTGTAACTATTAAAACTCCTTATGATTATAATGTATCACTAGGTATAAGAAAAATAGCTAGATTTGGATATGAAAATAAAGCTAAAGCTTTTTATGATGGATCAGAATCTAATTACAGTGATGCTGCTACAATAGGTAAAATTAGAGGTTTAGAGTATAAATTTCAATTTGATATAAAACGTCAAGAAGGTGATAAGTATTTAGATCAACATCATTTTATACGTTACTCTGCGCATGATAATTGTGATAAAATTTTGTGCCTAAAACATTTTTCTTTTAAAGGTGAATATTTAGAAGATGGTTTTGCAGATATTAAATATTTTGAAGTGTCTCAAAGATACAGACATGAAATAACTAGTAAGCTATCTTTTAATGTAGGTGCTGTACAAAGGCTTGCTGAGCCTTATGGATATGATCCTTTAGAGCAATGGGTGTTACCTAATGGAGACATACATTATACATACTTAGCAATACAAGAAGGATATAATATAGATGTTGCTAATAGTGAATATACAGACCCTGATGGTAATATTGTAGCTACTAATGCAGAAGTATGGAAAGCTTTAATAGTTCCAGAAATTTTAAAAGATTATACTGAAAAAGAAAGATCTAATTTAAATATGGCTCTTCAACACTCTTTAGTATTAGGGTTTGATTTTTATCATTATACTAAATCTTTTTGGTTACACACTTGGGGTAACGTAATGCCGTATCATTATGATGACGGTAACGAATACTCTTATCATAAATACGAAGGTAAACAATGGTTAGATTACTCAGGAGGATTAATATTTGGATATAAATACAATAAACATTTAGGAACATTTGTAGAAGGTAAATATAATAAGTACTGGAACAGAGAATGGTACGATTTTAAATTAGGAATAAATTATATAATTTTTTAAAACAAGAAATAAAGATGGCAAAAGAATTAAACGAAAACACAACTTTTAACTTAAGCTTAAAAACATTAGGAGGGATAGCAGCTTTAATTTTTACATTAGTAAGTATGTGGTTTGTATTACAAGCAGATATAGCAGAAGCAAAAGAACTTCCGGTTCCACCATCTCCAGAAGTTACTAGGATGGAGTTTAACATGAAAGATGCTAATATAAGATTGTCTATTGAAAATACAGAGACAATGGTTGAAAAAATGGAAGAAAGAATGATTAGATTAGAAGATAAAATTGATGCTTTAAGATAATGAAAAAATTTGACACGTCTTGGAAAGTATTTAGTATGTATATGTTAATATTATTTTTAATGTTACTTGCTAATTCTTCTTTTAGTCAGATAGTAGTTACACACTTTAATGCTGATTGGAATGATCCAAACAAAGTAGATTATATAGGTAAACTAACAGATTGTGATATAGTTTATGTTGATATAGCTAAAGCACCTAAGATACAAAAGAAACACAATATAGTAATTGTACCTACAGTTGTTATATTTAAAGATGGAGAAGAAGTAAAAAGATTTCAAGCTGATATATCTTTTAGTATGAAAGCAACAAGAAAAGAAATGCAATCAGTAATTGATGAATTAATAATGAGTGACTTTTAAAAAAAAATACTATGAAAAAGAAAATATGTAAATTAATATGTAAAATAAGTTTTGGTTATGTTTGTTTAGGACTATGTAACAATAAAAAATGTAAGTGTGCGTAATTTATTAATACTCTTATTATTACCAGTATGTTTAACAGCTCAAGATTCTTGGGTTAGATTTGAAGTGCAATTTGATTTTTACGCTCCAACAGAATCTAACTTTTTTATGGTGTCTGATAATAATGGAGATACATCTATATTTTTTCAACCAACAACTCAGTATGAGTACTTAGATACTATTATAGATATTTATAGTGGTAACTACACTATAAGTTTAAGAGATAGTTTTGGGGATGGCTGGATGTCATCTCAACCTGCTTCTTTTAGAATGGGTAATATATGTCAGGGACCTATAATAGATTGGAATCCTGTACTAGGATCCTTTTTTCAAAGAGATACTACAGTTAATATTATGCCTTGTCCACCTCCTAGTCCACCACAATTAGTATCTGCTAAAGTTATAATTAACTTAGATCAATATCCTTCAGAAACTTCTTGGAGCATATCAGACTCAAATGGTACTGTACACGCTGCAGGATCAGGATACGGATCTCAACCTATTTATTCTACTATAGAAGAAGAGGTGTGGATACCTAAAGGACCTTTAAACTTTCAAATAAACGATGCTTATGGAGATGGTTTGCAAGGATCTTTATGGCAAGGTAACGATGGTTCTTATTTTGTAAAACAATGTAACGATACTTTAGTATATGGTACAGACCCTGCTTTTGGTAATGACTCAATACATGCTTTTGTTTCTGATTCATGCCCACCAATTTTAGGATGTACAGATAATGATTATATAGAATTTAACTACTGGGCTACTGTTGATGATAGCAGTTGTTCTGTTTTAAAAGTATTTGGTTGTATAGATACTTCAATGTACAATTATGATTCACTAGCTAATACAATGGATATGGTAGATACTTGTGAATTTACTCTTATATTACACGATCTTATGGGTAATGGTTGGGTAGGATCTAATTTAAGATTATTACTACCTGATACGTTTTATGATTTTACACATACTGGAGGATTTATTGATGAATACCAAATTGGTATAACAGCACCAGACCCAATAGCTTTTGTATTTAATATAGATGCTTTAGCACAGTTTACAACAATAGAATGTGGATTTACTATGATTAATCCAGACGGAGATACTTTAATTAGTATTATGCCTCCTTTTATTACACCAAATCTCATGTACCCTTTAATAACAAATTGTGGTAATGAGTGTATAGAAAAAGTATATGGATGTCCAGATACATTAGCATGTAATTATACTGAGGATGTTAATACACCAACTAATTGCGTGTATCCAGTACAATATTATGATTGTAATAATCAATGTATACTTGATATAGATAATGATGGTGTTTGTGATGAAAATGAAATTATAGGTTGTCAAGATCCTTTATATTATAATTATAATGTTCTTGCAACAGACTCAGGAGTATGTGTACCATTTATATATGGGTGTACGGATCCTACAATGTTTAATTATGATATTTTAGCAAATTCTGATAATAACTCATGTATACCATTTATATATGGATGCATGGACAGTACAGCATTTAATTATGATCCAACAGCTAATACTGATAATAATACTTGTATAGGAATTTTATTAGGGTGTACAAATCCTATAGCAATTAACTATAACCCTTTAGCAAATACAGATGATGGTAGTTGTATTAATCCAATTTATGGATGTACAGATAGCACAATGTTTAATTATAACCCTTTAGCCAATGTTGATAATGGATCTTGCATTACTTTTATATATGGTTGTACTAACCCTAATAGTATCAACTATAATCCAATGGCTAATAGTGAAGATTTTAGTTGCATTCCTTATATCTATGGGTGCACTGATCCTTTGGCTATTAATTTTGATTCACTCGCTAACACAGATAATGGTTCGTGTATTGAAGCAATTATTGGATGCATGGATGCAAATGCTTTTAACTATAATCCGTTTGCTAACGTAGTTTTAGGACATGACTCATTAGGTTGTTTGTATGCAGCAGATTGGTGTATAAATGGATCTGGTAATCCTTTCTTTTTAAATGATGAGTGTTATGCATGGGTAATAGAAGTAGATGAATACTGCTGTGAAAACGAGTGGGATGAAATATGTCAATTAACATACAATCATTGTAGTAACAATTGGTCAGGCCCTTTACCTAAAAGAGGGGATAAAAATTTAATACAAGTTACAGATTTATTAGGAAGACCTGTAACTAAAATTAAAAATCAGCTTCTATTTTATAGGTATAATGATGGAAGCGTAAACAGAAAAATAATAATTAAAAAATAAAAAATAAATGGCAACATTAACAGCAAAATTAACATTATCTAGTAGTAATATTTCAAGCGATGCTTTAAATCTTACTGTTACAAATACTGCGTCAACAACTACGCCTAGTGTAGGATTGTCTAGAATAGCAATAACAACATCTGATAATCAAGAATTAGTAGATGAAGGAACAAGTGGAGTATTCTATTTTTACTTTAAAAATTTAGATGCAACAAATTTTGTTATTCTTCAAACTACAGCTAGTGTGCAATACGCTAGAGTAGGTCCAGGAGAATTTACTTTCTTCGCTATAAATGACGGAGCTGGTTTAGAAGCTAGAGCAGATACTGCTACTTGTAATGTAGAGTACGCATACTGGAAAAAAGCATAAATATGAAATTACAAGTGTTACGATTCAGTAGTGAGTCTGATTCTACTAATGGATTATTACTAAATGTTACAGAAGGTATACAATTTCTTGCTTATACTTTAGAAGATGAGTATAGAAAAACTAAAAAAAGTAAAGAAACTAGAATACCTGCTGGAACTTATAATATAAAATTAAGAAATGAAGGAGGATTTAATCAAAGATATGGTAAAAAATATTCTAGTATTCATAGGGGTATGTTGCATATTGTTGATGTACCTGGTTTTGAGTACATTCTCATTCATGTTGGCAATTCTGATGAGCATACTGCAGGGTGTTTACTTGTGGGTGATAGTCAAGAAAATAACCAAATAAACAAAAATGGTTTTATAGGTAGCTCTGGCAATGCTTATAAAAGAATTTATCCTTCTATAGCAGAGGCAGTAGAAAATGAAGGTGTAACAATAGAATATATAGATTTAGATTAATATGGCAAAGTGGATAAAGCAGCAGCAGTTAACAAACAATATTTACACAACAGATGCAAATTATGTGCATGATCAAGGAGTTCCTTCGACACAATGGGTTGTGACTCACAATTTAAACAAAAAATGTTCTGTAGTAGTTATTAATTCTGCTAACATGGTAGTAGTGGGCCAGGTTACATATAATAGTAATAATCAAATTACACTAGACTTTGAAAGTTCTTTTTCAGGAAAAGCTTTCTTTAATTAATAGAATATAAAATATAAAAAACAAAGAATATGGCAAAAATAGATTATTTAGTTGATATAGACTTAACGGGAAATCAACTTACAAACTTCATAGTACAACATATTGGTTCTGACCCATCAGCCGCAGAAGGTGGTCTATTTTACCATAGTGGAAGTAATGTACTAAAATTTCATAATGGTACCTCTTGGGTTTCTTTATCTTCAGCTTCTGGAGATATAACAGGAGTTACAGCAGGTAACGGTTTAACAGGTGGCGGTACTTCAGGTGGTGTGTCTTTAGCTGTAGGTGCTGGTGACGGTATAACAGTTAACTCAGGTGATGTAGCAGTAACAGCTGCAAACACAAACATAACATCTCTTACAAACGCTTCTTTAACAGTTGGTAGAGATGCACACAACTTTATAGATTTTGGTACTGATAACCAAATAAAGTTTAAAACTAACAACGAGACACCTGTAATTATAATGAAAGCTTCAGGTGAAATTGAAGCTACAAAATTTGATGGAGCACTAGAAGGTAATGCAGATACTGCAACTGCTTTAGCATCTGCTGTTAATATTGGTGGGGTTTCATTTGATGGGTCAGGTAGTATTAACCTTCCTGGTGTAAATCAAGCTGGTAATCAAAATACATCTGGAACAGCAGCTATAGCAACAACAGTAACAATTACAGATAACGAAAGTACTGATGAGAATAATCCTCTTGTATTCGTTGCCGGTGCTGATGCAGACGGTGGTAATTTAGGATTAGAAACAGATGGTACTGCACACTATAACCCTTCATCAGGAAAAATTACAGCAACTGCTTTTGCAGGTAATTTAACAGGTAACGTTACAGGAACAGCATCAACAGCTACAGTAGCAACTACAGTTACAATTACTGATAATGAATCTACAGATGAAGACAATGCAATTATATTTACAGCAGGAGGAGATGTTGATGGTGGTAACCTTGGTTTAGAATCAGACGGTACTCTTACTTATAATCCTTCTACAGGTACAGTAACTGCAACAGTTTTTGCTGGAGCTGTAACTGGTAATGTAACCGGTAATGCATCTGGTTCAGCTGGAACAGTAACTAGTATAGGTAACTTAACTGGTGATGTAACTTCTAGCAATAGAGCTACAACAATTGCTGCTGGAGCTGTTCACCACGGTATGCTTGCTGAAGACATTATCTCTGGACAAGGAGCTTTAACATCAGGACTAGCAAGTACAGATGAGCTAATGATTAGCGACGCTGGGACAGTTAAAAGAATGGATGTTAGTGTATTACAATCATTTTTACAATCAAACTTAACATTTACAACAAACACAAATGATGATGTTTCTGTTGCAAACTTAAAAACAGCTTTAGCTGGTGGTTTTGGTTCTAATGCTGTTACAATTGGTGATAGTAATGATGTAGTAACAATTGGTAATGACTTAACAGTAACTGGAGATTTACTTGTATCAGGTGACACTGTTACAGTTAACACTGCTACATTAAGTGTAGAAGATCCATTAATTGTATTAGCTAGTGGTAACTCTGCTGACTCTGTAGATATTGGTTTTTATGCTAAATATGTAGAAGAGTCAACAACAAAATATGCTGGTCTATTTAGAGATGTAAGTGCAACTAATAATCCATTTATTTTCTTTGATAGTAATCAAGCTGAACCTACTACAACTGTTAATACTGGCGGTACTGGGTATGATCACGCAGATGTATGGGCTGGTACATTTAAAGCATCTGATGGTTTTACAGGTAACTTAACAGGAAATGTAACTGGTAACACATCTGGATCTGCAGGTACTGTAACAACTATTGGTAATCTTACTGGAGACGTAACATCTTCTAACAGAGCAACAACGATAGCTGCTAGTGCAGTTCATCATGGAATGCTGCACGATGATATTATATCCGGTCAAGGGGCTTTAAGTTCTGGTTTAGCTTCTACTGATGAGTTTATGATTAGTGATGCAGGGACTGTCAAAAAAATGGATGTATCAGTATTAAGTGGTTATTTAAATAGCGCTAGTATACTAACAAACTTAGCAAATGTTTCTGGTGATTCTGGTAACGCAGCTATATATGACAACTCTGGAACTCCAGCGTTTAAATCAGGTATTACTAAAGCTGAGGTTCAATCATTATTAAATATTGAAGATGGTGCAACTGCAGATCAAAGTAAAGGTGATATTGATGGTTTAGCAATTACAACTGTAGGTACACTAGATACTGGTAATGCAACAGCTATTGTAGATGCTGCAAGTAGAACAGCTGCTGGTAAAGTTGAAAGAGCTACACCTGCTGAAGCTTTAGCTGGTACTGACGATGCTAGATATGTATCACCTTTAGGTTTAGCTGCAAGAAGTCATAAAGCTACAATTGGTGATGGATCTGCTACAGCAATAGCTATTACACACTCATTAGGAACAAGAGATGTTACTGTTCAATTATATGATGCAAGTTCATATCAAACTGTATATGCACAAGTTGTTAGAACAGATGCAAATAATGTTACAGTTACTTTTAACACAGCACCAGCTTCTAATGATATAATAGCACTAATAGCTAAAGTAGACTAAGTTTAACTAAATAAAAATTAAAATGGCTTTAAAAGGAGAATTAACATGGAGAGGAATAACAATTAGTGATGCACATGCTGTTGTCACAAAAGCAAATCACGACACTAGTTATTATATAGCTATAGATGGTAGCAGTGCAAAAAGTTTATCTGCTCTATATGTAGTAAAATTCTACAAAGATAAAGATACTTATGAAGCAGATCCTAATGATAATTACGATCAAAAAGAGTTTATGTTTACCCCTTCAGTTGCAAATACTACAGCTGGAGGGCAAAACATTATTAGACAGGCATATAATAATATGAAAACTTTGTCTGATTACAGTTTAATGACTGATGTATTAGAATCTTAATTTAAAAAAACTAAATGGCTACACACGAAATAAAAGCAGATTTAGATGTTGATGGTGAAGTACAAGGTACCTCACTGGACATTAATGGTAATGCTGATATATCAGGTAATTTAACAGGGTTAGATAACGTAACGTCTACTAATTTTATTATAGGGGGTCACACTATTAATGACGTAGATATTACTTCAGAAGATTCAAATGCAGACGATCATTTAATGACGTCAAAAGCTATTGTAAATTTAATAGCTGATAATGAAAATAGTTTTTTAACGTCTGTTCCAAATCACTCTGGTAATTTAATCACATCAGGTACTGTTGCAGCAGCTAGAGTTGCAACACTAAACCAGAACACAACAGGTAGTTCAGGTTCATGTACCGGGAACGCGGCAACAGCAACTGTGGCTGATCAAGCTACAAATCTAAATGCTATTGACGACAGAGATATGGCGCCTGAAGATAGATCATACTCTGATGATTTTAGAATATTTTTCACAAGTAAAGAAGGTTTAGAAGATGGTACTAGCACTGGTAGTAACTGGCAAGACGCTTTATTTATTAGCTCTTACTCTGATTCTTCTGGTGGTAATCCTAATGTATTGGCTTTTGATAAAAGTGAAAAGAAAATATATCACTATCAAGCAAGCGCTACTGCTTCTAATTGGGGTACTGCAAAACAATTAGCTTATACAGATAGTGTTTTAACAACAGCTGCACAAACAAACATAACAAGTCTTGGTACTCTAACAACACTTACAGTTGATAATATTATAATTAACGGTACAAACATAGGACATACTAGTGATACAGATTTAATAACATTGACTTCTGGTAAAGTAGATGTTGCAGGTGAATTAGAATGTAGTAGTTTAGATGTAGATGGTAACGGTGATGTATCAGGAACGTTAACTATTGGAACAATAAGTGCAACAAATTACGGTTTAGCTTCTGGAGATATACCAAACAATGCAGCTAATACTAGTGGTACTGCTGCTATTGCAACTACAATAACTGTAGCGGATGAGTCTAGTGATACTTCTTGCAACGTTTTATTTACTACAGCAGCAACAGGAAACTTAGGGCCTAAGTCTGGTACTAACCTAACATTTAATTCTAGCTCAGGATTACTAACAGCTACTGGCTTTGCTGGTGCCTTGACAGGAAATGTAACAGGAAATGCTTCTGGATCATCAGGATCATGTACAGGTAATGCTGCAACCGCTACGTTAGCTGCAACATCAACTATAGCTAGTGACACTGGTTCTGCAACACATTTTCCAGTGTTTGTTGATGGTTCAACGGGTTCTAGAGCTTTAAAAGCACACTCTTCTTGGAACTATAATCCAGGTACGTCAACGTTAACAGCTGGTAAACTAACAACAGATGTTGCTGCAATTGTAGAAAACAATAAGGATGGTGGTGCTTTAATGACTCTTACAGGTCAAGGCGCTGGTAACGAGGCTAATATATGTTTAAAAATGGTAGGTACTGAAGATGGAAATCCTATCAAAATGAAAATGACTGCATTAGATGATAGTGGTAGTGGAGTAGGTGCTGGTATTTTGTCTTATGACGCTGAAGACGATTCTTTTGGTATAGGGCAAAATAGTTCTCACAATAGAATGGCTATAAAAATGGAGAATACAATAACATCTCCAGTAGACGGAAGTACTTATGTTTATTATGAGCCTACAAGTATTAAAGCTAGAGAGTATATTATAACATCAAACAGTTCTCATTATGATTTTTATGGAGACATAATGAGAAATGGTAATGACACTACAGTTAGAGGTAAAATGTATTGTTTTAAAAATGGTACATGGACAATAACTAACGCTGATACAAAGCTTGATGCAAACGGATTATTAGGTATGGCTTTAGGTACTAACTCTACTACACATGGTATGTTGTTAAAAGGTACGTTTACTTTAGATTATGATCCAGGTGGTATTGGTAATCCATTATATATAAGTACTACTGATGGCTTAGTATCTACTACAGTTCCTAGTACTAGTGGACATATAGTTAGACTTGTAGGATATTTAGTAGGAGGAGCGCACGGTAATTTATGGTTTAATCCAGACAGCACATACGTTGAAGTAGCATAATGAGTTATAAAGATAAAATATTAACATTTGAGGCTAGTAAGATTTACTATAACGATGCTAATGCTAGCATAGAAATGGAAGTAATGATGGATTGGGAAGATGCTGTTATGAAAAAATCAGCTGATTACGTTTGCGAAAATGGTGGTAATATATTAGAGATAGGATTTGGTATGGGAATAGCTGCTAATTATATACAAGCAAACTCAATAACTTCTCACACTATAGTTGAAAATCATCCACAAATAATAGAAAAAGCAAAAGCTTGGGCTAATGGAAAATCTAATGTAACAATTGTAGAAGGCGATTGGTATGATATTAAAGATTCTTTGTCTACTTATGATGGTATATTTTATGATACATTTGGTGATGATAATATGGATAAGTTTAAAGACTCTTTAGCTAGTCTAACAAAATCAGGATCTAAAGTTACTTGGTGGAATAGCGTTAATAGTGAAAATAATTATTATAGTATTGATAATGTTATTTATGAAGCTATAACAGTAAATCCTCTATCTAATTGCTACTTTAATTACACTACTTATTACTTACCTAAAAAAGAATTTTAAATGGGTACACTAGCATCAAATAGAAAAGGTTTTATAGTAGCGGCAAGCTCTAGTAGCTATTCAGATGCGCTTAATGCTACTACTGGGACAGCTTATGATAGTGCAACTACTAATCAAACTGCAATACAATATTTTAAAAGTACAGGAAGAGGTGGTGGTACGTTTAGATTTATACGAACTTTTATACATTTTGATACCTCTAGTATATCAGGTGGTTCTAATTTTGAACTACAACTAACTTCTGCTGGCGCAAATGGTGGAAACAATTCTAATACAAGAGCAATAAAACATACAGCTGGTACTAGTAATGGTGGTGAGCTTGCAAATGCTGACTTTAATAACATAGATCGTAGCACAGTATACTCTTCTGACACGAGTTTTTCTACTAGTGGTACTGTAACTTTTAGTTTAAACGCTGCAGCTGCTACTCAGATTATAAACAACAATGATTTCAATGTAGCGTTACTTTTGGCTCATGATGCTGGGGAAGAAGAAGAAGATTTATTAGAAGAAAGTGGTGATGTAAGTAATATCATAGCTTTTGGTAGTGCTATAAATTTAGTTTATACAGATCCTACTAGTGGTTACGGTAACTCTGTAGCTGGATTAGCATCAGCTAGTATAGGTAAAGTAATTGAAGTGGCAACTGCGAGTATAAATAAAATAGTAGACGCGTAATGGAAGGTATAAAAAGATATATACATAAAAGTATAAGTGGAACTAGTGAAACAACATTAGTTGAAAGAGACACACAACAAGATATTGATATTACAGGATTTACAATATGTAATACTCATGTAACAGACTCTACATATGTAGATTTATATTTAAAAAGAACAAAGCAAAATTTTCACATTCCAGGAACAGATGGAAACTGGGATTCAATCCCAGATGATGTTACTATTTTATATATAATGAAAGATCTAGAAATTACTTCTAATAATACATTAGTTTTAGAACCTAGAGAAATTGATTACAATGCAAAAGAGTTTAACTTAATGATGCAACTAAATGATGGAAGTAGTTCAGTTGACGTAATAATAAATTTTATAAAAGAAAACAATGGAAATATTCAAAGATAATAATAATTGGAATGAAAAGTCTATTATTGGGGCTGTAGCATTTGTTATAATGTGCGCAGTTATGGTACTAGATTTACTTACTGGATGGCTAGGTAGAGACTTAGCTATAAACGAGTTTGTATATGATTCATTCGTATTAGTAGTACTAGGCTGTTTTGGTATTGCTGGGTTAGAAAAATTTGCTAAGAAATAATGGGAGTTTTAAGTAAAATATTTAGTACTGGCGCAGGAGAATTAGTAAAAAACGTAGGAGGAGTTTTAGACAATTTAACTACATCTAAAGAAGAAAAGTTAGAAGCAGAAAGAAAAATAAAAGAAATAATAGCTAACTATGAAACAGAGATGGAAAAGAATGTTACATCTCGATGGGAAGCAGATATGAATTCTGACTCATGGTTAAGTAAAAATGTTAGGCCTATGGTTTTAATATTTTTAGTTGTGTGTACTGTAGTAATAATATTTATAGATGCAGGACATTTAAGCTTTAATGTAAAAGACTCATATGTAGATCTTTTACAGCTAGTATTAATAACAGTGATTGGAGCCTATTTTGGGGGAAGGTCATTTGAAAAAAGAAAAAAATAATGACTTTAAATGAAATAGCTTACAATTTACTTAATCTTGTTAGAGGAGGTAGATCTCATAATGATGAGAATATCTCTTTAGATCAGATTAAGTTTAACATTAAACATTATAGAGCAATGTTTATAAGAAGAGATTATACTAAAAATGGTTTTGTTAGTAGGCATGTTGAACAAGACCTTGGATGTATTAAACTGCAAAGAGTAGATGCAACTAAATGTTGTAGTTTACCTTCTGAATGTATTGTATCTCAAGGCATGGACTCTATACCTAAAACAATAAGATATAATTTTGAAGAAGCTATTACATATGTAGGAGATGTAACAGGTACAGGAACAATTCCTATAGTATCATCTAACACTATACAATTCTTACCTTACGACAGATATACAAATAAAAAAATGAAAGCGTACATGATTGAAAATTATTTGTATATTTACAACGCAGAAGGACTAGAATACATTAACGTACGAGGAGTGTTTGAAGATCCTGAAGTAGTATCAAACTTTGGAGACTGTGATGGTCAAAATTGTTATGATGATAGCGATACAGATTATCCAATTCCTATGGATATGTTAAGTCAAATTAATCAAGGTATTTTAAGTGGGGAATTAGCACTTTTGTCTAGCACAAAGAGTGATACAACTAATGATCGTATGCAAGATACCACACAACCACAAACTAAAAGTAACTAAAAATGGGACAAAAATTAATAAAAAGAGCAGATGGCTCTTATTCAAAACGAGGGCTTTGGGATAACATTAGAAAAAATAGAGGTAGTGGTAAAAAACCTACTAGTGAAATGTTAGAACAAGAACGTAAAATTAACAATGAAAATAAAATGGGAGGACTAAAAAATAAAACAATGAAATTAAAAAAGAAAAAAGGAGGATTTCCTGATATGAATAATGATGGAAAAACTACTCAAGCAGATATTTTCTTAAAGAAAAAAGAAAACGGTACTATACCACAAGATGCAAAAAAAGGTGGAGTTAAGAAAAAGAAAAAAATGTACGGAGGTACAGCAATGAAAGATAAAAAAGGTATGGGAGGAAAGATGATGAAGTATAAAACAGGAGGATTTACTTTAGAACCTAAAACACCAAACTTAGACGATTTATAAAATGCATTATACTCTTAAAAACATATATGTAGATTATAAAAAAGAGTACAATGAAAAGATAGAAAAAGCCTTGTATACAGATATAATACAAGAATTTAATATCATGATTATGGACTACATCTTAGACGGGAAAGAATTCAATATGGGGAATAATCTTTCTACGTTATCTATAATTAGAAGAGATAGAGATCCAAGATCACCTAGATTAGATTGGGGAGAAAGCAACAAGTATAAGAAAGAACTCCTAGAAGACGGTCAATTGTTATACAACTCGGAAACGGGTAAAGGAGTTAAGTGGCATATCTATCACACTGATGAATTTTATTGCAAATACTATTGGAGGAAAGGTAAGTGCAAGATACCAAATAAATCAGTGTATAGATTTGACACAACTCGCGGCGTAAAAGGGAATAAAGAAAAGTTAATCAATCTTTTAAAACAAGATGATTTAGCTTATTTAAAATTTAAAAAGCACTAACATGGCAGTATATAAAACAAAGTCTAGTAAAACTATAATAAGAAAAATCTTTAGAGATTTAAAACCTCAAGATGATAATTGGATTGATGATGCTATTGAGTGGATAGGAGAGGCACTAGAACACATAGGAGCTTCTACACAGTTATTACAAAAACAATGTGTATTAACTGTAAAAAATCACAAAGTATTATTACCTACAGATTTATATTATATCAATCAAGTAGCAATTAACAACTCAGTGTCTCCAGTATCTTCTAAAGAACTGGATACTTTAATAAGTAAAGTAAAAGAATTACAAGCTGAAATAGCAGACGCACAAGCAAGTGGAATAGAATACTCAAGTACAACTTCTGTTTTAAATGAAATTAATAGTAGAATAGTAGTATTAGAAAATGTATATTTTAAAAATAGTAATAATATGCAGCCACTACAATATGGGGCAAGTAATTTTCATAGAAGTATGCATTGTGATAATTGTGTAAATGAAAATGTAAGTTACGAAGATACATATATTATAGATAATGATTACATAAAAACATCATTTGAAAGCGGTAAAATATGTTTAAGTTACAAAGCATTTCCTACAGACGAAGATTGTTATCCGCTAGTTCCAGACGATATAAGCTACTCTGAAGCATTGTTTTGGTATATATATAAAAAAGTTTTATTATCTAGACCTGATTTTAAAAAGAACGGTATTAACTATTCTTACGCAGAACAACAATGGAAGTACTATTGCACACAGGCTAGAAATGCTGCAAATTATCCAGACATAGATAGATACGAATCATTTATGAATCAATGGGTAAGACTCATCCCTAATATAAATAGGCATGACGTAGGATTTGAACAATTAAACACTAGAGAGGACTTATATAGAAACTAATGGATAAACGAT